TGCAATGCGCATTACTGCGCAAGGTGCCAAATGTTTAGCATCGACTGAAACGAACTATTTACTACTGTTGCCATTTCTCACTCCTTGAGAAGAATGTTTAATTAATATTGTTCTGTTAGTTCTCTTGCCCGTTTCTTTAAATCTTCCAGCGAGTTCACTGCTGGTTTTACTGCGCTTGTTCCACGACCTTGAATGTTCGGGATAACTGGCTTTTGCGAAGCTTGCACTATCGGTGCGGCACTAGATCCAGTCACAACTCCCAGGCTTGGGTTAATTGCTTTTAGATGCTTAATGGCTTCACTTACGGCTACGTTAGCAGGGATGTCTTGTCCACGTGCTGCGTATGCCTGACCAATCTGAATACAGTAATCTTTAAATGCTCCGGGACTTCCCATTCCAGCGTTGTATGCATCTGCGACGGCCTTGGCTTCAGGCACACCTAGAGCCATATCAAGCTCAAATGTTCGTTGTTGAACGGCAAATTGCTGCTGACTTTGCTGCAAACGTGCGTTCTCAACTTCGTAATAACGGGCAGCTTCTTTGGCTTGCTTGCTGGCTTGCCACTGAGCTTTCTGCTCAGGAGACATCTGCTCACGTTTCACTAGTTCTAAAGCATATCCTAAAATTTTATCTTTGGGAATATTAAGACCTTCAAAAAAGCTGTCAAAGTCATTGTCTGATAGATATTTTCCAAGAATGTTAAGAGCTTGATCTGTTTCAGCAGCTTTTGCTTTTGTTTGTTCAAGTTCTTCTTTGATGGCTTGATGTTTTGGCTTGATAGAATCAAGACCGTAAGCCTTCTCATAAAGTTCTTTAACTTTCTTCTCCATATCTTGACTTTTGATAACTGGTCTGAGCCACTCATCAATCTCAAGTTCTTTATCCAACACCTTAAACTTGTAGTTTGGTGTGTATGGATCTTTAACTGGAGAAACGTCTTTAAGATTTTTCTCAATGTCAGTCTTAGGGCTTGCTGTCTTAATGGCATCAAGTCCTTTTGGCTCAGAAGCTTTTGTTTCTACCGCTTCCGTAGTAGGCGTCGTTTCCGGCGCAGTTGTTGTGGTGTCTACCGCTGTCGTTTCTACACTTGTTGATTCAACTTCCATGTCACATTACTCCCATAGGGCTTTGCTGGCCCTGTTGTTGCCCAGATTCGTTCAGTAGCAACCCTGCTACCTCAGCCATCTGAGCTTGATTCATTTGCTGCATAGCATCCTGCGTCATACCTTGCTGTTGAAGCTGCTTTAGCAACCAATCTAGTGCTTGATACGGCAATCTTACGCGCTTAGGAGCTTTCGTAGGATCTGAATCAGGCACATACATATCGGCAGCTACCATAGCTCCACCAGTAGGAATAAACTCAGATTGAGCGGCTTTTAGGGCAGCAGACTCTTGAGCTTGCTTGTCTAAATGGAACTGCTCATACTGCGTATACAGGTCTTGAATCTGCGGATCAAGAAGGCCAAAGTCTCTTTCCTTCTTACGTTTAGCAACTTGCTTGAGAACATATGCAGAGTCGTCACTTGGAGAGATCTGCGGCATCTCACCGCGCTCCATTGCAAGGAAGTCATTCTTGACGTTACGCTCGTTAATCGTAAAGTCACCAAATGCCTCTTGCCAGTTAGCAAAAGGAAACTGTGTGATGAGTTTTCCGATGTCATCGCGCTCAAGATTGGTGCCAACATACTGCATGATGTGATTGAGAACCAAAGTCTTCCCTAACTTTGTCTCAATCGTCTCTAGTTGATCTTCTACTTGAATTAAATGTGACAGCGGAGTTGTTGTTTTGAACTCTGCAATGTTAATAACCTCTGCCCGTCCTATGGCAGCGATCAGTTCATCGCCTTCAAGGTAAAATTTAGCCAGATCAAGGAACTTTTCGCATATCTCAACCAAGAATTCACCAAACTTTGTGGCATAAAATGAGAACTTTTGTGTCTGGTTCATGCTGCGAAATAGCATGGCCATAGGGTCTAAATTGGTCGCTTTTTCTTGATCTACAAGGTCAATCATGAGCGCGCGGCTCATTTCTTGCTCATTCATGGCTATGTATTCGTAGAATTGTTCTCCGTTACGACCAGGAAGAATAGTGGGCGGCTGGCCTTGATATGTAATTCCGCGAACACCAGGAAGAAGACTACCTTGGGATACCTTCGTTCCCGCTTGATAAAGAATCTTATCTTCCGCAATCGTGATACCATGTAAGGCAACCTGCGACGACGCACGGTTTATTTCCGCTTGCCACGGCCTAGCAACCTTAACAATGCTAGTGGCCCTTGCCTTAGTAGGATGTTCGTCAAAACCTTTCCAAGCAATTGGGAAGATGCCACCAGGTAGAGGCCCTTCTTCAAGGATGCCCGCTTTCGTCGCGATGTAAAAATATCCCTGCGGATACTCCGGAGAAGGCTTAAAGTAGTATTCAAGGAGTAAAGTTTGATCCTTTTCACGTCCATACCCACTTTTCATGGAGTCAAACACTACAAAGTCTTCGTTTGATTCAGTAATGAACTTAATCTTCTCTTCTTGGTCTTTATATCGCTCTTTTAGCACCTTGCTTGATTCAAGCTTCTCAATACCAATCCATCTTGCGTCTTTCATCTGCATACATGATGGATCTCTAAATACATTTTGACCGAAAAGACGTTCAAATACAAATTCTCCAGAAAATACTGGCTTAGATTCATCGGGTACTGGCACACCCATCTCATCTACTGCTGGATTTCCTAGTTCATCTACAGTTGGCTCATATCCTTTGAGCTTTCCTTTGGTAGGATCAAAGAAAATCTTTACCGCACACTCACCGATACCGCAAAAATCACCACAAAGATCACGAATCAAAGCGTTTAGCTTGTATCTTTGTTTTGCGTCTTCCCAAACTGCTTTGTTTAGTTCGGCAGACTTCTGATCTTGCAGTTCTGTTTGGTTTCTTGGAGAAATAGTTACGCCAGGAGCTTGAGACATGATGGCGTTTACGTAAATCCTGTGCGCTCTGTGAAGCCAATTCTTAGTAATGCGTAGTTGATACGGATCTGCCGTGATTCCATTAACTCTGTTGCGTTGCCAGAGATCATTTAAGCGTTTTGAATAATGTTCACCAGAGATAAGCAAAATATTAGAACGCATCTCAGACAATACTTCTTTATCGACTGATTTTGCGTCATCGTGAAGTTTATTTAGCTCATCAATTTTCATGGGCTTCATGGAACGCTCTCCTTTGTTCAGCATTTAAAACTTCACGCTCAAAACCAAATGGATCGTCGATCATAAGCTGTGACATACGAACCTCATCCATGAGTTCTTTGTCAATTGCCACTGGCTTTTTCATTTCGTTTGCATCAACAAAATCACCGACCTCTTGAGATCTTTCCAAAAAAAATTCTACCTCAAATTCGGTAGTCTTTATCTTGCTGACGCCAAGTTTTCGACATTCATTTATAATACCAAGAAGTTTATAGCGTTTGCTAGTTTCCGTATGCTTCGTTCCATGCGGCAACTTCGTCTTTGAAGTTTTGCCATTCGTCTTTTGAACAGTCTTCATCAAACATCTCCCCACGACGTTGTTTTATTTGCCACTGTTGGTACTGATCTTTTGTCCAATCAGTATGCGGCACTTCTTCGCGTTCTTCATCCTCTAATTTTAAATTTGGAGCAATTTTAACAAAATCCCAAGGAATAAGCTTCAAAACATAACGAAGAGCGTCAGTTAGGTCGTCTTGGTACTTCCTGTTCTTTTCTCCGGCAGGGACAGACATTAACTCCGTGACAAGCTTAGGATTATCGTACACCCCGTCATCAATTGTCAAAGCTCCTGTCTGGAACAATGTGTTAGCTATCTGCTCCCCAGAGTCACGATGCTTGTCGGCAGGCAAGAACGGCTCACCGCTACGACTAGCAATCAGGCCAAACTCCCTAGACTGGTAATCATAGCAAGCTTGTGTGATGACTATTCCTTTTCTAAGCTCTTTGTACTTCTCAAGGATGTCTTTGGCGGTCGTCTCTTCGTAATCTCCACGCCAAGTCCTAACAACTCTTCCACGATCCAGATCGTTACTGCAAGCAACAATAACCACAGCACCAGCACTCCTGCCGCGACCACCACTACCAATGTCAACGCCAGCATAATACCTCCAGTTAGGTGGAATTTTTTCTGTAGCATCGCCAAGAGCTGTGTCTGGATTAAATGATCCATACCTTCGCCCTTCATCTTTTACAAACCTACCGTCAATACGTTTTAAGATCTCAGCCTGGGATGTGCAGTAACCTTCAGCTTCCTTAATCCTCTCAGGCGTCCATTGACTTGGTGATCCGTCTTCATAGTACATACAGTCCCGCATCGACACAGAACGCTTCCATGCGTTAGGAAACATCTCCTCAGTTGTGCCGATACATTCCATTGCGCGATACCACACCTGTAAACCGCGGGTGGCCGTAAAGATTTGATTAAAATAGCCTCTGGTACTTCTAAGCCTAGCTAGTGCCTCATTGATAATCTCTTCAGGGGCTTCCTCATCGAAGGTCATCATGTGAACTGTACTTGTCTGCAACACTACAGTCTTTTGACCGTAAGA